GTTCTACTTTTTTTGATACTAATTCAGCACGTTTGATAGCTTCTGAACGACAGTAATACAAAGTCTTTAACTTTTTCTTCCAAGCCAACATATGTATGTCATGTAATTCTTTAATGTTTACATCAGCAGGTACAAATACATTTACTGATTGTCCTTGACAAATATGTTTTTGTCTGTCTGATGCATGTTCAATAATCCATTGCTGATTAATTTCTATTGCTGTTTTAAATATATCTTTTTCATTATCAGATAATTCTTTTAAGTGTAACACTGAGCCTCTATTGGCTAAAATAGAAGTCCACATTTTCTCAGTGTTAATACCTTTTTTCTCTAATAATTTTTCAAGATATTTATTCTTAACTAAGAAGGAACCAGACATAGTTTTTTGAACATATGCATTTGCTCTGTATGGCTCTATTGATGGTGATGTGGTACCACAAATAATAGAACTAGAAGCATTGGGTGCTATTGCTAACAGGTGTGCATTACGCATACCAGTACCTTCCATATCAGGTGCTTCACCTCTCTTAACTGCTAGTCTTTTACTTTCTTCTACAGCTTGTTCTTTAATACTTTTAAATATTTTCATGTTTAATGATTTAGCAAGTGCACCTTCAAACGCTATACCTCTTGATTGTAAGTATGCGTGAAAACCCATAGCACCTAAACCTAAACTTCTTTCGCTGTTTGCACTAAACTTAGCTCTGAACAATTCATCAGGTGCTTTGTCAATAAAATACTGTAGTACATTATCTAAAAACCTAATTAAGTCAGGTATAAATAAACTATTGTTCTTCCACTCATCATACTTTTCTAAATTAACAGAAGACAAACAACAAACAGCTGTTCTATTTTCATCAGTAGCTAGTGTTATCTCTGTACATAAATTAGAATGATTAACTTTTAATCCTAGTTTCTTTTGTGTTTCAGGTAATGCATCATTTACTGTATCAATAAATGAAACATAAGGCTCACCAGTAGCAACTCTTGTTTCTAATATTTTTAACCACAAATCTCTAGCTGATACTGTACGTACTACAGCTTTTGTATGAGGGTCAATTAAATTCCAACTGTCATCATACGTAGGTTCTTTAATACAGTTATCTATTAACTGCATAAAGTCATCAGAAATATTTACACCATGATGTAGGTTAAGACATTTTCTATGCACATCACCACCACTAGGTTTTCTCATTTCTAAAAATTCTATTATCTCTGGATGTGATATATCCATGTATGCTGCATAACTTCCACGTCTTGTCTTACCTTGAGAAAAAGCAAGTATCTCACTATCTACTACATGTAAAAAAGGAATTGAACCTGATGATTGTGAGCCACCAGAAGTTTGTGTACCATCACTTCGGATGTCACCCCAGTAACCACCAATACCACCACCTACAGAAGCAAGCCATGCGTTCTCTGTGTAGTGTCCAGTTAATCCTTCTCTACTATCACCAACATAATTTAAGAAGCATGAAATAGGCATGCCTCTTTTACTACCGGCGTTAGACAAGACAGGTGTAGAATACATAAACCAAAGTTTAGATGCATAATCATATATACGCTGTGCCATTTCATCATTGTCTGAAAAAGCTTTTGCTGCTCTCATAAAACCTTCTTGAGGTGATGTTTCTTCTGGTAATAAGTAACGGTCTTTTAATGTTGTCTTACCAAAATCAGTAAGTAATTCGTCTCTTTCGTAATTAATCATCTATGCTTTCTGTTACTTTTGATACACCTTCTTTTTCCATAATAAAATCAATGTATTGTTTTGCTTTTTTTAAATCTTCCATACCACCTTTAAATCTCCAACGTGTGATATACTTAATAACATTGCCTTCACAATATGTTAGATTGTTTTGAACAATGTAATCTATAGGTTCAATACCACCTTTGTTGTAATGTATTGGTCGTTTTATATTGTCCATAGTTTTACTTCTCCTGTCTTTTTATTGTAATCTCCGTGTCTTAATATACGTGCAACTCTAGCTTGTTGTAAAGCTTCAGCCTCTGTATACCCCTTATCTACGTAAATTTTTTTGACTATCTTCCATAGGTCTAAAAGGGGAACGTTAGTATATTTTTTAATTAGTTTTTCAGCAGTCTTAATCCCAACACCTTCAATACCATCATAACCATCTGTTTTATCACCAGTTAGTGTTTGTATCATAAACCAATAGTCAGCCATTCGTTGTGGTATAACTGTGACTGTTTGTCCATCAGCAGATAAATTGCATGGAATTGTTTTCATGTCTTTATCAATGCTAACAATAATTCGCTCATCTATAGAAGGCTCTGTTGCCATAATACCCATAACATCATCTGCTTCTAAGTTTTTCCAGACAACACCATTATGTTTTTCTATTACATATTCACGTAATGTTTTTAAAAGCATAGGTTTACGCACATCTTTTCTATTACTTTTGTAACTAGGTAACACATCTTTTCTAAAGTTATGTGCGTCTGTTAAACAAACCACATAATCATCAGCAGAAAAATTAGAACCTAAATTATCTATCACTGCATCTACATCTGATTTACATATATTTTCATCAGCGTGTAATGTCCACAAACCATCACCCCAGTTTGTAGGGACTTCATTATTCATAGCAATTTTGTATAATAAAATATCACCATCAATTAATAATACTTTTTGTTTATTCATTTTTATCCTATATGTTAAGTGTTGATAAATCTTCTTTTGGCATCAAATAACCTTGAGAAGTTAAAGCGTCACCGCCTCTAACAGTTTTGTATTTTTTATTTTTAATTAATTGTTTTAATTTTTCTAAAGGAATAAAATCTAATTTTGGATTATCAGTTTTATTATAAGGTAATACAAACACCCAATAATCAGCAGTGCTAATTTTTATACCACTATCTTTTCCTCTGCTTTTATATTCAATAAAAACATTTCCAGTGTCTTTACACATGAAATCTGTTTTAACTTCTAATTTTAATTCACCATTTACAAGTCTTTCTGTTAAATCTTCTCCTAGTTTACCTTTGTCTAAACAATGTTTAAAATTACTTTTTAAATCATATTCTTTAGTCCATGTTTTATTAGTGTGTTTCACTCCAGTTATCTCCTATTTTATATTCACCAGTTAAAGGAAGTCTTAAATTAAAATACTTACCAGTGTCTTCTATTGCTTTTACGGCTAATTGCCCAACTTGCTCTGCATCTTTTTCAAGACACTCTACTTGTATTTCGTCGTGTACCCACACGACTTGATGTGCTTCAGGTATTTTCTTAACAACTTTATCAAACTCTACTAACCATTTTTTACAAACTAAAGCTCCTGACGATTGAAGCAAAGTATTTAATGCAGCATGGCTTGAACGTACCTTAACACGTCTCTTATCAAGACCTACTAAGTAACCACGTTCAGCTGCTTGCTGTACATTTTCAATTAGTTTGTTTAATGCAGGTAAATTATTTAAGAACCTTTTCTTAATTTTAGATGCTTGAGGAACAGTCTTACCAGTTACTGATGCTATCTTAGTTACTCCACCACCATATAAAAAACAGTAGTAAAATCTTTTGGCTAAGTCTCTGCTATCTAACCCTGCTAATGTTTGTGTTTCAGTATGTATATCACCATCTAAAACAACTTTAGCATAGTTGCCGTTATCGTACTTAGCCATATAGTGAGCCAACATTCTCACCTCTAAACCTGAGACATCTATGCCTACAAGTTTTTTGCCAGTTGGAACTGTAAATAACGCTCTACATTCTTTACCGTATGGAACACCCACACTAGGTACTTGTGCCATGTTAGGATATGAGTGCGTTGCTCTTGCTGTTACTGTGGAATTAGTATTACAAGTGCCATGTATTTTGTTTTTCTTCTCATGCTTTAACCAAGCTTGAGCTCCTGTTGCTAGCTGTGCAATTCTTTTATCTAATAAGAAATGTTCACACAATATTTTAGCTTCAGGATATGGTAAACTTTCTAAAACAGTTTCGTCTAACTTTGGTTTACCATCATCAGTATAAATCGTAGGTTTCCAACCGTGTATTCTAATTAATCTATCTGCAATGTGTTGTCTGCTTGATGGATTAAATACTATAGTTTTTTCTTTATAAAATATTTGACCCTTAACATATCCTTTAGCTTTGTTATTTACTTTAGGCATAAAAGGTATGTAATCTTTTTCAGGTGGAAACATTAATTGTAACTTATATTCTATTTCCATTCTTCTACCATTTAACTCTGAGTATAGTTTTTTTGCTTTGTCAGTATCAAAAGTAAAACCTTGTAGTTCTTGAGTGTATATTAACTGTGCTACATCATGTTCTAAATCCATAGCTTGTTGTGAATACTTTACATCTTCATGCATCATCTTATGTAAGTTATACGTTACTTCAACATCTTGCTTACAATACTCTAACATCTCAGGTGTAAACGTTTGCCAGTCTGTATCTAACTGTGCTTTGTAGTTACCTATTCTATTACCCCATGCTTTTAAACTGTGTCTTCCAATACAATCTTTAGGAAAATCTTTTCTTTGAAAATCTTTTTCTTTGACATCTGGAAATAACAATCTTGTTGCTACAAGTGTGTCAAAAATTTTTGCCTCAGTTTTAAAGTCAGGATATAGTTTTTTAATTACAGGAATATCAAACTTAATTATATTGTGTCCTATAATTTCTTTTGCTTTTGATAATTTATCTAGTGCTTCATCAACTGATAAAGACAAAAACTTATTAGTGTCTACATCTTTTAAAACTAAACAATGTATTTTAGTACAGACATCTATAAAGCCATCTGTTTCTATATCAAATACATATCTCATATTTTTAATACCTTCTTTTTAATTACATTCATAGTTGGAATAACAGTAACGTTTCCTACATCAGCAAGTGTACCATCATCTTCAAAGTTTATATCAGCAACTAATACATGAACATTTTTATCAGCTCTAATTAACCAACCAGTGCTTACACAAATAGTTGGTGTGCTTGCTTTTGCTTTTTCTAGTGACATCCACGAAGCATCAGAGTTTATATCAAGCCAATGACATAAAACAAATTTAGCGTTTATTACTTTTTTAGTTATTTTATGTAGTTTCATAATTAATGTATATGTTTGTGTAGCCTAACGTCTACGTTCCATGCAGCATCTTCACCATTCATAGCAAGAGCCATTAAAGCATCTTGAACTAATGATGCTGAACTTTCTCTAGCAACATGCAATGTAACAGGTGAACTACTTTGT